TTCTCTTAACTTCTATGCATTCAACTCCAACGGCAACAAGGGTGTAGCTTGTGGTCTTGGGAACATTCAAAAGATTAAAGACGGTGAACCTCTCGGTGGCAAGACCTCTGCAGCAGATGATTTTACTACTCTTGTAGATGATGACTTCCTTGCCTAAAAGGAACGATGACATAGTGGTGGTGGAGGCTTTCCCTCTGCCACCTTTTTTCTTTTAGGAATGGAGGAGTGCTATGAAGAACTTGGAAATCGATATTGAAACCTATTCATCTGTTAATCTACAAAAGAGCGGAGTTTACCGTTATGTGGAGGCAGAAGATTTTGAAATATTGTTGTTCGGATATTCAATTGACGGCGGAGAGGTTATGGTGGTTGATCTTGTGAGTGGAGAAAAAATACCGCAAGAAATACTCGATGCCTTAAACAATGAAGAGGTAACCAAGTGGGCATTTAATGCTCAGTTTGAGCGTATCTGCCTGTCAAGGTATCTGTCAGATATGGGAATAAGCCTTGATCCGTTTTATGATAACCATCCACTATCAAAAAAACTGGCAAGATATTTAAACCCTGCATCCTGGAGATGCTCAATGGTGTGGTCTGCTTATATGGGACTTCCCCTCTCCTTGGAAGGTGTGGGTGCTGTTCTTGGCCTTGAAAAGCAAAAGTTGACCGAAGGAAAGGACCTTATAAGGTATTTTTGTGTTCCCTGTACTCCTACTAAATCAAATGGCGGCAGAACTCGTAATCTGCCAAGTAATGATGAGGAGAAATGGCAGAGATTTAAGGTTTACAACAAGCGTGATGTTGAAACAGAAATGCAGATACAACAAAGGCTTATAAAGTTTCCTGTACCAGAAGACATATGGGATGAATACCATCTTGACCAGGAAATCAATGATCGTGGAATAAGGGTGGATATGGATTTTGTAAAACAGGCTATTGCTATGGATGAGATTTCTCATGAAAAGCTGATGTCCGCAATGCAGGAATTAACAGAACTTGATAATCCCAACTCGGTACAACAGATGAAAGGCTGGCTTTCCGATAACGGGCTAGAAACAGATACACTTGGTAAAAAGGCTGTGGCAGAGTTATTGAAGGATTCACCGGAGCATTTGGCTGATGTTCTTAAGCTCCGTCAGCAACTTGCAAAATCATCTGTAAAGAAATATACGGCAATGGAAAATGCTATTTGTGCAGATTCTCGTGCTAGAGGTATGTTCCAGTTTTACGGTGCAAACAGAACCGGCCGCTTTGCAGGAAGGCTTGTGCAATTACAGAACCTGCCTCAAAATCATATGCCGGATTTAAAAGAAGCTCGAGGCATAGTAAAAAGCGGTGATTATGAAACACTTGAAATGCTCTATGAAGATATACCGGACACGCTCTCACAACTTATCCGTACAGCCTTTGTACCAAAGGTAGGCAATAAGTTTATCGTTGCAGACTTTTCTGCAATTGAGGCACGTGTGCTTTCGTGGCTTGCCGGTGAGGAATGGAGAACCGAAGTATTCGCAAGCGGCGGTGATATATATTGCGCATCCGCATCGCAAATGTTTAAAGTTCCTGTTGAAAAGCATGGTGTTAACGGTCATTTAAGGCAGAAAGGAAAAATAGCCGAACTGGCACTTGGATATGGTGGATCAGTCGGTGCATTAAAGGCTATGGGTGCGTTGGAGATGGGACTTGAAGAGGAAGAGTTGAAACCCCTTGTTAATGCCTGGAGAGCATCCAATCCAAACATCGTAAAGTTTTGGTGGGATGTTGATAGAGAAGTTAAGAAATGCATTAAGGAAAATAAGTCACAGGAAACTCATAACATTAAGTTTCATTGCATGAGTGGAATGTTATTCATAGTTCTTCCTTCCGGTAGACAGCTTGCCTATGTAAAACCTCGTATCGGTGAAAATATCTTTGGTGGTGAGTCTGTGACTTATGAAGGTGTAGGTGGAACGAAGAAATGGGAAAGAATCGAAAGTTATGGACCAAAGTTTGTAGAGAACATTGTTCAAGCAATCTCCCGTGATATTTTGATGTATGCCATGAAGACACTCCGAACGTGTAGCATAGTGGCTCATGTGCATGATGAAGTTATCATTGAGGCAGACCCTCGAATGTCACTTGACGCAGTATGTGAGCAGATGGGCAGAGTTCCTCCCTGGGCAAAGGGACTACTCCTTAATGCAGATGGTTATGAATGCGATTTTTATAAAAAAGATTAGTTAAAACATCAGATTTCACCTCCTGCCGTGGCTACCAGGTAGGAGGTGTTTTTTTATGAATGTTATTGAAGTGAAAGATGGCTGCCCTATCAAAGGTGAGATTGAACCGATGACAGAAGAACAATTACAAAATGAATACGACTTTTATATCGCAGATAGCATTGTCAATATGCTGCATAAGGAAGGCAAGATTACGGATGATGAATTAGACAAAATATCCGTATTAAATAGGAAGAAATTCTCTCCCAAGTTAGCTGGAATTATGCCCTAAAAGACTTGCTATTAGTGGCCTTCTGAGTGATATATGTAATGACAGAAAGTGAGGTGAGATGATGAAAAAGATAACAAAAATAGATGAATTGGAAAGACCGCTGTTATCTAAAACTAAGCTTCGAGTTGCAGCTTATGCTAGAGTTTCAACAGATAGTGACGAACAGCTTATAAGCCTTAAAGCACAGCGAGAGCACTATGAAACCTATATTAAGTCCAATCCAGAATGGGAGTTTGCAGGACTCTATTATGACGAAGGGATATCAGGCACCAAAAAGGAAAAACGGCCAGAACTTCTTCGCATGATACGTGATTGTGAGAACGGCAAGATAGATTTTATTGTTACTAAATCAATTAGTCGGTTTGCTCGTAACACATTGGACTGTTTAGAATTAGTAAGAAATTTGATGGGTATCGATGTCTATATTTATTTTGAAAAAGAAAATTTAAATACAGGTGACATGGAGAGCGAACTTATGCTTTCTAGAGAAGTATTTTCTAAGGCTCAAAAGCTGATAGCAGAAAGAGCAAAGAGTCGTAATAATTCATTTGCTAAGAAATCTTATCAAAATAGATATGTGCTGAGTGGAAGAATAATCTGTGGAGAGTGCGGTTCCAAGTTTAGGAGAAAAACAAATTATTCTGTCGGTAGAAGTTATATAGCCTGGAGTTGCATAGGACACATTGAAGACAAGGACAGTTGTTCCATGCTATTTTTACGTGATGGAGAGATAAAAGCGACATTTACAACGATGATGAATAAGCTGGCATTCGGCAGAAAGATAATACTGGAGCCACTTTACAATTCCATAAACAAAATTGACGAAGAATGCGACCTTGAAAGAATTGATGCCATAGATAAGCGCATGGAGCAATTAACCGAAGAACGCAATACTCTTATTGGACTTATGACGAAAGGCTTTCTTGAACCAGCGCTTTTTAATAAGGAACGAAGTGCTTTGGATATTGAAATTAAAAATCTTACTGCTGAGAAGACGAATCTAGTAATGTCATTTACCAATGGTACTTCACAGGCAGACGAAATAAAGATACTTCTTGATTATGTGGCGAAAGATAAGTTTGATGGCGATTATACAGAAGAATCATTTGAAAAATTTGTAGAGAACATTATTGTAAACTCAAGGGATGAACTAACATTTAAAATGAAATGTGGTCTTTCCCTTAAAGAAAAGGTGGTGAGATAAATGGCCTATGTACCATACGGATATACAGTTGCGGATGGGGTTGTTACTGTCGATGAAAAGGCAGCAGGTCAAGTAAAGGAGTTCTTTGAAAAATACATATCCGGACTATCCCTTACAGTGGCTGGCGAACAGGCAGGTATTGAAAAGACCCATTCAGTGATGGGACGTATCTTAAAAAATGTCCTTTATCTCGGCAATGATATATATCCAGCAATCATAGATAAGGAAACATTTGATAAGGCTGAGGAAGTTAGAAATAAACGTGCGAAAGACTTAGGAAGGATTGTAGAGCTTGCGGCTTTTACCTCCCCCTCCCCTATAGAACGATTCAAGATGAGAAAAGCAGAAGAAAAACTTCCAAATGAGCCTATAGCACGGGCAGAGTATTTGTATAGTCTGATAGAAAGCGAGGTTTAATATGGCAGAGAAAAATATAACTGTAATTCCAGCACGAAAAAGAGTTGGAAGTACAGCCGCAAAAGAGATAATAAAGAAACTGCGTGTTGCTGCCTATTGCCGTGTTTCTACAGAAACTGAAGAACAGAATTCAAGCTATGAGGTGCAGGTTGCACATTATACAGAGTTTATTAAGAAAAATACTGAATGGGAGTTTGCAGGCATATTTGCAGATGACGGAATTTCGGGTACTAACACCAAAAAACGTGAAGAGTTCAACCGTATGATAGATGAGTGCATGGAGGGTAAAATAGATTTAGTTATTACCAAGTCCATTAGTCGATTCGCCCGTAATACTTTGGATTGCCTAAAGTACATTAGACAACTTAAGGAGAAGAACATAGCGGTATTTTTCGAGAAAGAGAACATCAATACAATGGATGCTAAAGGTGAAGTATTGCTTACCATTATGGCATCCCTCGCCCAGCAGGAAAGCCAGAGCCTTTCACAGAACGTTAAACTGGGACTTCAATATCGATACCAGCAAGGAAAGGTGCAGGTCAATCACAAGCGTTTTATGGGTTACACAAAAGACGAAGACGGCAACTTGATAATAGTTCCTGGGGAGGCAAAAATCATTAAACGAATTTATAGAGAATACCTTGAGGGCAAAAGCCTGGCGGGTATTGGTAGGGATCTTGAAAAGGATGGTATTTTAACTGCTGCCGGAAAACCAAAGTGGAGACCAGAAACCTTAAAGAAAATCCTTACGAATGAGAAATACATCGGTGATGCACTTTTGCAAAAGACCACTACAGTTGATTTTCTTACAAAGAAAAGGGTCAAGAATGAAGGTCATCTCCCACAGTATTATGTTGAAAATAACCATGATGCTATTATTCCAAAAGAACTTTTTTTACAAGCACAGGAAGAGCTTCATCGCCGGAATAATATTTACACGGGTGAAGACAAGAACAAAAGGATTTACAGCAGTAAATACGCTTTGAGCTCAATAACCTTTTGTGGCGATTGTGGTGATATTTACAGACGAGTTTACTGGAATATTCACGGTAGAAAAGAAATTGTTTGGCGATGCGTAACAAGAATCGAGCAAGGCCCCGAAGTTTGTAAGAGTCGAACAGTAAAGGAAGGCGATTTATATGATGCTGTTATGACCGCCATTAATAGATTACTTGCTGGCGGTGACAACATGATAAAAACACTGGAAGAAAACATTCATGCAGTAATCGGTGACACCACAGAGTATAAAATTTCAGAGATTAACACCTTGCTTGAAGAAAAGCAGAAAGAATTAATTAGCCTTGCGAATAAAGGAAAAGACTATGAACCTCTTGCAGATGAGATTGATAACCTCCGTGAAAAGCGACAGGCCCTTCTTGTTGAGGATGCATCCTTAAGTGGTGAAAATGAGAGGATCAACGAGCTGATAGAATTTATCCGCAACAATAAATACCGTACCCAAAGATATGATGATGCACTTGTAAGAAAGTTAATACAGAATGTCACTGTTTACGATGACCACTTTGTAATTTGCTTTAAATCTGGCATTGAAGTTGAAGTATGAAAAAAAGAACTTAGAAGGCCCATGACTCTAACTTAGAGTTGTGGGTTTTTCTTTTGGTTTATAATTGTAATAATATTGAAAAAACTATTGTCTTTATCAACCAAATGGTTTATAATATATTTTAGTGTAAATTGGAGGTGCTGTATGACTACGGCAGATATGATTAAGCAACTATGTGAACAAATGAATATTAGCGTCGCGGAACTTGCTAGACGTATTGGTCAGACTCCACAGAATTTCAATAAGAAATTAAAACGTGAAACTGTAACCTTGGATGAGTTGAAGGCTATAGCCGATGTATTGGATATTAAGTTTGAGCAG